ATTTTTCTTCTTCGATACGAGTAGCACCGATTGTCATAGATAGAAATACTTGCGTTGCGTAATTTTTATCAGCTCTTTCAGATATTTTAGTTTGAATATCTGCACCTAATGCAAGGCCTATTGCTGATTTACAAAATGCTAATACTTGCCTGTTTCCATCACTATCTGTTCCTAATCTTTGTGAACGGATAAATTTGAATCCTAGATAAGTATCAATTTCACCTTGTGCTAATGCTTTAACTGTAGCAAAATCAGAAGATGTAACTTGTGTAACATTTAACAAGTCTGTAATTTGACCTGCTGCACACACAATAAATCTTTCTTCTTCAGGGTCTACATCGTTTGCATCAATTATTTCTTTTGCAGAAAGTAGTTTAGCAAGTGTTAAACCTCCACTAGCGTGAGCTACTTTGTTTCCTGATGGTAATGCAATTGTTGTTCCACCAGCTACTCCGCCTAAAGCGTTACCTGTAGCTGCTGTAATAATAGCATCATCCATTGCTCTTCCCATAGCCCATGCACCTGCTTGTGCATAATCTGATTGTGGGGAAATAAGCATTCTTACTTTATCTTCGTTGTCAATTAAATCTGCCCAGTCATAATCGTCCATTGTTACTTTACGTCTGGAATGTGGTGTATCCATACGTGGAGTATCGGAGTGACGTGACGTTCTTAATTGTGCTGCAACAGAACCGATTCTTTCAAAGAAATGAGCTTTCCCAGTAACTGTTTCTGTTCTAACGGCATCTCTTAGTCTTGAACCTTTTTGTTGAGCCAAATGAAATACGTTGCTTTTATACTGTTCGACAAAAGCTGTTGTAATTTGTACTGACATAATTCAGTCCTCCTTTTAAAAAATTTTTAAATCGGTCTTTATCCTTAACGGGAAACCTATGTTTTTAAGCCACCTACGGCTAACCGATTCGTTATCCTAAAAGGGCGAACTTGGTACGCAAATTATATCATAAAAAATTAACGATTACCAAACACTTTTTCATGCAATTGTCGCATTTGTTCAACAGCAGTTTTATGTTCTCTGTGACTAGCATCAAAGTAAGGATGTTTTGGGTTAGACATTATGTTTTCTATTTCTTGTTTAGCATCTAATGGTGATACATTTAAACTGTTGTTTTGTGTATTTTGTGCCATATCTTCTGTAACTTCCTTGCCCAATCTTGCAAATAATTTTATTACTGCAGGATTGTTGCCTACTTCTGTGTTCATTAATTGTTTAATATCTTCGTCACCATAAACTTGTAAAGCTCGTTGTGCAGAACGAATGTTTTTATCATAATCAAAACCCCATTCTTGTTTTAAAGTAGATTCTACTTCATCTTTTTGCACAGATAAACCGTTTTGTTGTTGGTCAAGCTCATAATTAACTTGTGATATTTGAAAATCCATTAAAGCATTTATTTGTTCGTTGTTTAAACCAATTTTATGAGCTACATTTTTAAACTCACTAACAGATTCATCTCTAAAATATTGTTGATGAGTTTCTGGAATTTCAACTTTATACTTGCTAGGTTCATCTGGTCGTCCTAGCTTAGTGTATAGTTCTGCTTTTTCCTCATCATTTTTAGGCATAGGTATTCTATTACCCATCATTTTTTGTTGATGCACAACTGTTTTAGCTAGTGATTCAACATCTTTATAATTTTGTAAAGTAGGGTCATTTTTCAATTCTTCAGGCAAAGTTTCCTTCCAGTCTTGATTATCACCTACAGTACCAGACCCAAGCACTGAATTAGGTTCTTCAGTTACAATTGGGTTATCTTGTGATTCGGTGGTCATTTGGTCGTCAGACATTATTTATTCCTCCTATGTATTAAATTTTTTATTCTGACTATAACTGCTCTTTGCCCCTCGTTAAAAGCAGTTTGATAAGGGTCTTTAACAAAAGAACTCCTATGATAATAAGCTGATTCCAAATCAGCTAAAACTCTTTGTCCTTCTTTAGAACCGAAGGTTAAAAAATAATCATTTTCTAAATTTTTAATATCTTTGTCAGCAGTATCTGCCATTATTGTACTTCACCTTCTGTAGCTTCTAGTGCATTTTGCATTTGGTCTACTACTTGTGGGTCAGTTGCATCTCTTGTAGCTTCTGCTTGTGATTTCATAATTTCTGCTTGTTGTTGTTGTTGCATCATTTCTTGTTGCATTTGTTGTTGCATTGCTCTTTGTTCTCGTATTTGACCTACTTCATCTTCTCCTCTTAATACAGATTTTGGAACTCCTAACAATTCAGCTCTCATTCTAATTGCTTGGTCATGATTTATATTATCTATAATACTAGGGTCTATTTGTGCAACTTGCCCTGCTAATGCATATAGTTTTTCTACAGCAATTGCTTCTTCCATTCTTTGAGAACGCGCTAATGGTCCAACAAATTCTACATCTACTCGTTCACCTTGTATAATATCTGGTGCTATTTCAAATGCTTCAGCTCTAAGCATTAAACCAAATACTCTTTCTATAAGTGGATTTAAAAATTCTGATTGAAATCTACCAAGTGTTGGTCCAAGTAATCTTTGCATAAGTTCGTATCTAACTTGTACTTCTGTAGCAGTCATTTGTGGACCTTCTTGTAATTGTAACTGGTCAGAATAATATGCTTGACGTATTGCTGTTCTTAATTGGTTTTCTTTCATGTCAGTTATTTGCCAGTTACTACCAATTTGCAATGTTTGTACAGATGCATCACTTCTTACAACAGTGATACCGCCAGGTGTCATTCTTACTTTACCTATAACACCATCATCTTGTACTAATAATGGCGGGTCAATAGCTTTAGCCCATGCTTTAAGTCCAATTTCTACTGCTTTATTTAATGTTTTAATATCTGGTAACGCATTAAAAGATGGTGAACGTCCAAATATTTCTCCTGTTGCCTTTGCCCATCTAGGAACAAGATAAGGAAATTCGTTGTATCCACTTTGCCTAACAACCATTTTGTCTTCTTCACATACATGACATGAATGAAATGGTAATTTAATTTGGCTTTTACCCATAGCTCTTTCGTAATCTTCTAATGGTTCTACTGCATGAATAAAATTAAACATTTTATCTGGTCTATTTACACTGGCTTCTGTAATTTTTTCACCAACATTTTCTGCTCCAAATTCTTGTATAGCTTGCCGTGCAGTAAGTTTGTATCTTCTATATAAAGTATCTACATAACCATTTACATTTTCTTGTATATAATATTCAGCTATATGCATACAATTAAAATGGACTAAATCTTTATCAAAACCTTTTTTACCTTCTTCTACAAATAAACAACCTGTTCCTATTGAACATAAATCTAAGTACAATTCATGCACTTCTGAATTAAAATTTGTTTCATTAAACAAGTTGTACATTTTTTTAGCAGCATCTTCTAACCATAATTGCACACCTCTGTCTTGATTAAACTCATCATTTCTTACTTTTAAATAAAACCATTGCAAAGATGGTGATGTTAAAGTTCCTTGCAAACTAGCTGCTAATAAATTGTTAGCAGTAATTGCTGTTGAATCAAAAAGTGATTCAGTTCTTTTTTCACCTTTAGCTCTTATAAATGTAACTTCTGCTTTACGCGGCATTACATAATCAAGTATTTCTTGCCAGTGGTCTTCCCATGTACCTCGGTCAGCAGACATTTTTTGCAATCTTTTTTTAACGTATTCAAATGCTGCCATTAAGCATAACCACCCATTACAGTTTTTAATGCTTTACCAGCTGTAGATGCTTCGTCTGTAATACCTGTTCCTGTCGTAATCAAACTTTTTCTTCCAGTTCTTCCTATAGCTATAAATTTTTTTCTTGCTTCTGCTGCAGCAGCTGCTTCTTTGTCTGCTAAACTTTGTTGTCCCATATAAAGGTCTTTTAAATAATTATCCTTTTTTTTGCCGCCAAACAAATTTCCAATTACACCCATTTGCATTCCTCTTTTAGCATACCAAAAATAGCTGCGTCTTTATATCCATTATCTGTAGGTATAATATTTCTAACTACGCCTTCTTTTTTAAAACCAACGCTTGTTAATAATTTATGTATTTTTTTATTTTCTTCAAAACATTGTCCTGTTACGCGGCCACAATTTTTTTTATTAAAAATGTAATCAAACGTAAGTCTAATAAATTTTCTTTGATACACTTTTGGATTGTCTAACGCCATGTGTACAAAAAGATTATTACCGTCGTAATCGTTAAATATAACTGCACCTATAATTTTATTATTTTCTTCAAATGCTATATAATCAAAATCAGATACTTCTTCTGAATTAAAATTAGCTCTTTGTGCTACCCAATCTAAAATTAAAAATTTTTTATTTTTATCAGTAACAACATTTATCATTATGCACCCATAGTAGTTCTTACACGATTAACAGGATTCTCAGTCATAAGTGTACCAAAATTACCTTCACTTCGACCTAATAATCTACCTCTGTTTGTAATTTGTTTTCTTGTTTTGTCAATAGAACTAATACTATCTTTAACTCTATCTTTAGTTTTGTCTTTTTTGCCAGATATTGCGCTGAATAATGCTTTTACCGCTCCCATTATGCTCTCCTTTTTTTAGCAGTTTTAGCAGAATCTCTAAAATTTTTTGCAGTTGGTGCGCCTTTACTTCCAGGTTTTCGCATTTTTTCTCCACTTCCTGCTGCTATTCTTTTACGTTTTTTATGAATGTTAGCATATAACCCAAACTTTTTTGTCATTTAGGTTTCCTTTTTGGGGGTCTTCCTTTCTTAGTTCCGTAAGTTCCTTTTCCACTTGGCATATTTATCTCCTATGCAAAAACATTAAATTCAGATTCTGCTTGTATGTAAGTAGGTTCATAATTTTTAATCCTAGCTTTTCTTAATGACATAACACAATATCTCATTGCAGAAATAACATCGTCATTAATCGGTACAATTTTTCCGTCTTTACGATGATACATACGCAGTTCTTGTAATAGTTTATCTTGATTTTTAAATATTTTCAATCTTTTTGTCTGCATACGAGTATACATTTCTTGTATTCCAGCTTCAACTGACACACCACCTGTACCATCTCTTTGTCCTTGCGATGGTGGATTGCTAAAATGTTCTCGCAACATATTGCAACCTTCTGTTCTATATTGTTCTGTAAGCGATTTACCAGAACCTTTGTCTGCTTGTCTTCCATCCATTGGCCATATTACAGGTATCCAATTACCTCGGCTCTTAATTGCAGATGCATGGATAGGTACAGCTTCCTGTCGCATAGCATAACTATCATAAACGTATGCTATATCTGCATCTCTATCCCATGCAATCCACACAGCGGCAGTAGGGTGATTCCATCCAAAATCAATTCCACATAATCTTGGCCAATATGTAGGTATATCTATTGGCTCACATACAATATCTTCTTCTGCAATAGGAAATACAAGACCAGAACCTAGTTGTGGTATACCTTGTTCCCTCATTTTTCTTTCGTGTGGTGGCAAAGCAGCTAATATTTGTTCTCTTACATCTGGTGTCATATGCGGAGCATCGTCCCATCCAGCTTGTAGTAACGCTTGCCCTGGTTTTAAATTGTTTACAAATTGTGCAACTGTTTCAGTCATACCATTTTCTGGAGTAAAGGTCATAAAAACAATGCCACCTCTATCTGCAGTTCTTGTTAATGCTTGGCTATATATTGCTGGTGGTGGTTCTTCATCTAGCCATACTACGTCTACAGCTTCCCCCATCCATTTTTCTTTACCCATTTCATATGCCTTAAAACCTAACCGTGACCAACCACCTGTAACGTGTCTAACAACAAGAGAGTTATGAGCATTAGGTACACCTGGTTTTCTTGTAGCTTCTCCCATATCTTTAAGTGGTATAGCACCAGTACCTCTAGCTGACGGGTCATCGGGTTGTCCTACTAATTCTTTTTGACATATATCTCTAGTTGTTTCGTTAGATGCACCACCTGCCCATGCTCTAATAGGTCTATTAAATTTTTTACCTTTCCACCAATCTGGATATTTGCCTGTTAAATGAAATGCCAGTTCTGATGCGCCACAAAACGACTTACCTATTCTATTTCCTGCCATAAGTAATCGTTGTGATGCTACAGTATTGTGAAACTTTTTTTGATAATCGTATGGTACGTAATCATCTAATTTGTTTGTTACCTTTCTACGCTCTAATTCTTTAGCTATTTCTACTGCTCTTGCTAATTCTTCGCTCAATTTAGTATTTTATCCTTAGTTTTTGGTATCATTTCTAAATCTAGCTCCCAATAATGGCTATATAAATCGTCTAATGGCTCTGCAATCTCTCTAATTATACGCATAAGTTCTGCATCTTTACTATAAGTAGTACCACAATAATAAATTACTGCTGTTACTTTCTGGTGCAAGACCTCAAAACTCCTTCGTAGCGCATCGGGTTGCATAATTAACCTTAGTTAATATCTTTTTTATCTACCATTATTGCAGATAATAAATGATTTAACTCTGTTTGTAATTCTTCGTCAGATTTTTTACCAGTAACATCTTCAACTTTGTGCGTAGTTTGATAACCAGTTCTGTCCAAGATAGAATTAATTGCACCCAACCTTACTGAAGGACTTATTTTTGGGTCCTCAGCTAACGATTTTAATTTATCAACTGCCATTGGTACAGCACTAGCCATTAATTTTCTAGTAGCATCTTCTATCTCGCCAGCAAGCTTGTTTTTTAACTCATAACCCTGCTGTTCTGCAGATTTTTCTGAGTACCCACTTTTAATTGCTGACTGTTTTGCGTTACCCGATTGGCTATAGTGCTGAACAAACAGTTTTTGTTGCTCTGTAAGGATTTTACCCATACTTATATCTTACAAACCTATAGTCATCTTGTCAATAAATTAAGGTTAATATAACGATTTTCCCCTCCACTGCGCGGATTACTCTATTATATACGCATGACCGCCAGCGCTTGGGGGGTGGGGGGTATTTTTTTGGTCGTTCGCGTGTGTGTGTGTGGGTGTGAC